GCATTCCTTAAGCGCCTAATCCTAGTACTGGCCAACCAGACAGGCAACGACACAGTCATGACACAACACGGCGTACTACATAAGGATCTGTACAAGATCACAGAAAAAGACAGAAGCAAGTACTCGTAAGACACCATAAATACCCCCCACAACTCCCTTCTAATCCTTGTTAAGTGTGCAAATTAGTGTACAATTAAATACACATGAAGCAAGGACATATCACAGTCCCCGCACAACTAAAACCAACTGACCCGCAAGGATACTCAGATGAGTGAAGAACTAAAAGCAAAGAACACTGAAGAGCTAAGGAAGTCAATAGCTAACTTTATCCCCGGTGAGACAGACACCTGGCATCAAATAACTGAAGCGTTTTTAGATATAGCGGATTACTTGGATGACCTAGCTATACCACTAGATAAGCCAAAGGAAGAGATTGATTATCAGACAAGGGAGTCAGGCATATGGGAGCAAGTCAATAAGGATCATTATAATTGGGTTCGCGAGTCAAGGCCTGAGGATTGTAGAATAGGAAGCGGAGAGCCAAAGGAAGAAGGCGACAAATCCATGAATGATAAGATGGATGAGATAATATTAAACCTCATGGACGAGAATGAGCCAAAGGAAGAGCTAAAGCCTGAAGACTTTCAGTCTAGGTCGAAAGGTTGTTTCTATAAAAAAGATTTTAAAGGCTGGGAAGTTGAGTATGACGATAGATCGGACGAACTATGGTTTGGTAAGGGTAGTTTGGTAACTACAGTGACTAACGTTGCGGATCTTCCTGAAGCCTGCGACATAGTAAACAAGGAGCTAGGGGAATGAATAAAGAAGCATTAAATCTTATCAATAAACAAATACAGGAAATGGACCTTAATCATATAACCCCAGAAACAGCTAACGACCTTATAGAGTCTCTAGGTGGAGACCTGGTTGTTACTAGGTTAAATGAGGTGGCTTCAACAGTTTACTACATCAACTTACTATTCATGGCAAGAATGGCAGAAGAGTTATCAGTGAGGTGTGAAGGATGAAACTAGATGACGTGCTAGGTAAGTGGGTGATAATGGAGAATGGCACTACTTGTAAGGTGGTGTGGATTGACAAGTTCAGGCTACAGAATCAGGCAGCAATAGGGGTTATGAACGGGGTATCACTAGATGACATAGTCGAGGTTCTGGATTTCATACCAGAGAGGATACACGGGACCATTGCTATAGGGCGTAAAGAATGAGCACCAATTAGGCAATAAACAACATACATGCAATAATGAAATAAACGAGGAGAACGATAATGGCTAAACATACACACCCAAGTGGGGCACCACCAAAGAAGAGACCTAAGCCAAGAAAGATTAAAAAACCATCAAAGTAACGAGGTAAATACTAATGGCTAAGACAAGAGCAATGGAGAATAGGGCCATACGTCAAGAGGCTCTAAGAGAGCAGTTATCCAAGCAGAAGCATGTTGAGCATGTTATTGAAATAGCTGAAAAACTAACCGAGCCTACTATAGAGTTAGATGCCTTAATGATTAGCCGGTATAAGATAGTGATAGATACCAAGCTAAAGCTGCTCAATAAGTACCTGCCAGACCTTAAATCAGTAGACATAGATATGGATGCTAACCTAAGTGGTGGCCTAAGTATCACATGGTCTAAACCAGAGACTAAGACTTAATGCAGAGTGTAGAGATACCCTATTGGCCTAGAGGTCAACAACAGAACCTACATGATGAGATAAAGCGCTTCAGCGTTATAGTCTGTCATAGACGATTCGGTAAGACGGTATTCGCTCTCAATGAGTTACAGAAGCAATGTTTAACCAATACACAGGATAGACCACGCTATGCCTACCTTGCGCCAACTTACAAACAAGCTAAGACAATTGCCTGGGACTATCTCAAGTTCTATGCGAGACCTATACCAGGTGTTAAGTTCAATGAAGCCGAGCTCAGGGTTGATTACCCTCATGGGGGTAGGATACAGCTGTTTGGTTGTGATAATCCTGACGCCCTTCGTGGTATCTATTTGGATGGTTGTATATTCGATGAGTACGCTCAAATGCCTTCAAGCCTATTTGGTGAGGTTATACGTCCAGCACTATCGGATCGTAAGGGATTCGCTATCTTCATAGGTACACCCAAAGGTAAGAACGCATTTCACGAACTGTACTCCAAAGCCAAAGAACATCCTAAGTGGTTCACTGTACTGTATAGAGCCAGTGATACTGGAGTGGTCGATCAAGAAGAATTAGACGATGCTAGGTCAATGATGACCATAGACGAGTATCAACAAGAATATGAATGCTCATGGACAGCAGCAATAAGAGGAGCTGTATACGGTGTCGAGATGGGAGCAGCTATATCTGATAAGCGTGTTGGCTTTGTACCTATTGAGCCTATGCTGGATGTTCATACATTTTGGGATCTGGGTATATCTGATGCTATGAGTATATGGTTCGTTCAAGCTACAGGTAATGAGATCAGATGTATCAACTACTATGAGAACTCTAACCATGGTATGCAGCACTATATAACCTACATAGAGCAGTTTGCCAGAGAGCACTCAATAAGTTATGGCCATCATCATGCACCACACGACATAGCAGTCAGAGAGTTAATGAGTGGTAAGAGTAGAGAAGACACTGCAAGAGAGATGGGTATAAACTTCCTCAAGGGTAAGAATGCTCGTATCGAGGATGGAATTGAAGCAACTAGACGCATAATGCCTAGAGTCTGGTTCGATGAGAAGCGATGCAAGCAAGGCATAGAGTCGCTCACGCAATACAAATATCAATGGGATGACAAGAAAGGAGTATTCAGTAAGACTCCTGTTCATGATTGGACTAGTCATGCCGCTGATTCATTTAGACAGATGGGCGCTTCATGGTCAGATAGACTATCAAGACACAAGCAACCAGTAACAGTGGCTAACTACGGTAGTGACTTCGATGTATTCGGATAAGCTAGATCCAATTGAATGGTATGTAATATTCTCAAGGGCTAAGGTTGATCATTGGATATTCAAGATAATACATAAAGACTTTGGTCACGTGTATGCAGTTAAAAGCCTCAACGATTACCAGTGGTTGGTTATACAACCAAGACTGAATCTAGTAGATGCACAGATAAAGTTGAAAAGTCAATACCCACACATTAGAATGATAGCGGGACCTGATGCAAGAGTACTAAAGGTTGAAGTTATACCCGGTCCAGGACAGAGAGGGTCCCCGTGTTGGTTTAGCTGTGTAGAGCAGGTTAAAGCTCTGATAGGCATGAAGTCATTCTTCACGATAACACCCAAACAATTATATGATCGATTAGTAGGTAAATAGATATGTCAGGAACTCAAGCAAAGATCTCTCGAAAGTCGGCTAAGTTTAGTAAGTTCGTAACCGATCCAATATCAGCTTCATTGATACGTAAGGCTGATGCGGCAGCAGAGCGGAAAGGCTTTGATCCTGCAGCACAACAAGCAAAGAAATCAAAAGAGAAGAAGACGGCCGAAAGAAAGCAGACTGAACTTATCGGAAAGCAGAAGCAGGATGTAGAGTTGAGTCTTGCTGAATCAGTTGATGAGATAGGTAGAGCTAAGCTATTGCGTAAAACAGGCGGTCGTCGATCGTTGATAGCATCACGATGATTACTCTTCCACCAGGGCTAGGCTCAGCAGAAGATATCAAGAAGAGATTCGCTAAGGCTCAAGAGCGTAGAGAGCTATGGCGTTCAATCCTTCAAGATATGTATGACTTCTGTATACCCAATCGAGAAACATTCAACTTCCATAACCCAGGTCAACGCAAGTCAAGACATCTATTCGACTCTACTGCTCCAGAAGCAGTGAATACCTTTGTATCTATGATCACTAGTAGCACAACACCTGATGACGCTAAGTGGATGAACTACGAGGCAGGTACGGATATACCTGATAATGAGAGGAAGGATGTTGATAAGGCTCTAGAGAAAGCGACAGAGGTGTTCTCTAAGTTCATGAGTCACTCAGACTTCCATAATCAGATCAATATATCTCATCAGGATATGGCTATCTCTACTGGATGCCTAATGATAGAGGAGGGTAATAACCTTGATGAGCCTCTACTGAAGTTCACTGCAATCCCTCTACCAGAGTTATACCTAGAGCCCACCTCAATGCCTAAGGTGCATACATTCTTTCGTAAGTACTGCGTTAAGGCCCAAGAGATAGAGCTTAAGTTTCCTGAAGCAGATATCAGCGACAAGCTACGTAAGCTAATAGATAACTCACCTACTACAGATGTTGAGATTGTCGACGGTAGCCAGGTATTCAACTTCAAGACTAAGACATATCACCAAGTAGTTATGTGGGATAGTGAAGTTATCTTCCACCAAGACTATGGAGATACTCCACCCGGTATCATCTATCGATGGTCTAAAGTAGCTGGTGAAACTTATGGCCGTGGTCCTGTTGATATGGTCATGGCTGATATCAGAACAGTCAATAAGGTTAAGGAATACACATTAAAGAGTGCAGCTCTAACCTTGAGCCCTCCATTACTTGCTGTTAGTGACGGTATATTCAATCCTCATACAGCTAGAGTAGAGCCCGGAACCATTATGCCAGTCAGTAGCATTGACTCTGTATCTGTATTGCAGGTTGGCGGAGACTTACGTGTAGGCGCATTCATCATTGAGGATCTACAGGCTAATATACGTAAAGGTCTATTTGCTGATCCATTAGGTGAGGTTAATGATCCTGTACGTAGTGCTACAGAGAACATCTTGCGTAATCAAGAGATGATCAAGAAGCGTGGAGCTAACTTCGGCCGACTTAAGTCAGAGTTCATTACACCATTAGTTGCTAGAGTTACAGAGATATTAGTCAAGAATGGCAAGATTGCACCCTTTAAAGTAGATGGCAGAGAGGTTGCCCTTAAGATTGAATCACCAGTAGCTAGTTCTGAGCAGCAAAAGAATGTGGATAACGTCGCTCTATTCATGAGCTTACTTCAGGGTATGCCTGAGGAAGAGCAGAGAATAGGCGCTGCCTTAGAATCTGTACCTGAGTTCCTAGTGAAGAATCTTAATCTGCCTGAAGAGTTAGCGAGATCTAAAGAAGATATTGAAAAGATCAAGCAGCAACTCTTAGAGCAGGCCCAATCATTAGCAGCAGAAGGCGGTCAGAATGTCCAGTGATGATCTACACCCAATAGATAAATGGGAAAAGGAAGCAGAAGAGGAGAATGCAAAGGTACATAAGCAAGCAGTACTGGACACATCTCTTATATTCGAGACATTTAGTACACCAGCAGGTAAGATGTTAATAGACAAGTGGTCAGATGCATTGATGGATGTACCCAGTGCCACACCAGGATTACACGTTAATAGTGTGATGATGAACGAAGGCGAGAAACGCTTTGTTAGGATGATTAGAAATTCCATTAAACTACATGAGAGTAAACTATGACGGATACCGCAGATGCGCCCGAAACAAGTACAGAACCAAGCACAGAGACACCGCAGGCTGAAACAACAGCAAGTGCAGAAGCGGCAACGACGGATACTACGACGCCTGAGACGCTAAGTGATAATGCTCAAGCAGTTGCAGATGCCGTTACTGAGAAGACTGGAGAGACTCCTAAGGACTCAGAGTTCGACTTTGTTCTTGATAAATACAAGGCTGATGGTCGCTCAGAGCAAGAAGCAGCAATGGAGCAGGCCAAGGCTTATAAAGAACTCCAGGGTAAGTTCGGTTCATTTACCGGAGCTCCCGAAGAGTATGAGGTCAAACTATCAGAGGAGATGTCAGAGAGAATAAACCTTGAAGACTTTAAGGATGATCCCTTGATGGCTGACTTTAAAGAGGTTGCTAAGGAGATGGGCCTCAACAATGACGGGTTTAATGCGTTCTCAGAACTCTACTTCAAATCTCAACTGGCAACAGAAGAGGCAATGGAGACCGTAAGGGATGAAGAGAAGAAATCCTTAGGGCCTCAAGCTGAAAGACGTATAGCGAATATACAAGATTGGGCTGGCTTTAATCTAGACGCTGAAACTAAGGAGCAATTGGAGAGTGCACTTACTTCAGCTTCCGCTGTACAGGCATTTGAGGCTATAATAGCTAAGACTAGAAACGCGCCACAGCTAACGGATACTGCCCCTGCTGCGAGCATGAGTAGCGCAGATGCAGCTAAGATGCTTAACGCGGTAGATGAAAACGGCAATCCAATGATGCATCAAAAAGAGTACGCGAACAAAGTTAGAAAGATTTATGATCAGTTGCATGGAGCAGAGCCAAGAAAGGTTATCGTTGGTTAACTAACAGTTACAAGTAAGATGCCGGGGCAGGTGCTCTCACCCACCTGACTACCCCCGGCACAGTTTAATTTTAACACGGTGGGTATCAGTATGGCATTCAATCAGACGACATTTGCGACAGTCGGTCCTTCCTCAACAGCAGCACCCAATCTATATACGTATTCTTCCCCGGATAGTCTTGCGACAGTAATAACTGTTGGGTATTTTGACGACAAGAAGTTCCAGTTGATGGAGGGGGATATCATTAACGCTCAACTATCAGGTGGGCTATCTAACTTAGTTGTCACATCCGATACATCATCTGCGATGGTTACCGGTGCGGGATCAGCTAATACCGTTATCGTCAATCAGAAGTCTGATCTTGGTGAAGAGATAGGCGGAGTCATAACTACCTTAGGTGGTACTAACTATGAGTTTGCAGGAGGAGTCGACTTCGGTACTACTGAGATAGTTACA